ATGTTCAAAATTTATATACTGACTCTAATAACTTTGCATACTTAGCATCTAATTCTTTACCAAGCTATGAAATAAAAAGTAAAATAATATTTTCAGAAATATCTAAGGGATACAATATTGATCAAAATAATCAATTTTTGCAAGGATATGATGTAGAAGATGATACTTATTCGATTATTGCATTCAATCAGGGTACAAATTTTGTAACTGGGGACAGAGTATTTTATTTTCCGGAAAATAATAAATTGGAAGGTTTAATACCAAATGAATCCTATTATGTTGAGATTTTAGAATCTACAAATAAAATTAGATTATATGCATCAAGATCTTTTATTGGATCTACCAATTACACTAAATTCAAAAAGAATATAAATTCTGGATACCATAGATTTATTCTGTATAAAGATAGATCTCAAAAAATTAGTCCACAAAAACTTTTAAAAAAATTCCCATTAACTCAAAATATTTTTTCTAGTTCACAAATACCAACTGAACCTGGAACTGTTGGAATGTTTGTTGATGGTGTAGAAATATCTAATTATAAGAGTTTAGATAAGATTTATTATGGGCCACTAGATTTTGTTCAAGTTATTAATGCTGGTAAAAATTTTGATGTTATTAATCCACCAAAATTAATTGTCGATAATCCCCTAGTATCAGGGGGAACAACTGCTCTAGTGTCTCCAGTTATCACTGGATCAGTTACAGACGTTTTTGTAGATCCGCAAGATTTTGAAATTGATAAGATTATTTCATTAACAATCACTGGAGGTAATGGAACTGGTGCAGTTTTATCTCCTGTTTTGGATTTAAGATTTAGAGAATTAACATTTGATGCCAGAGGAATTTTTGATGGTGGTGGATTAGATATTGAAAATGAAGCAATAGCTTTTGAAGATCAACATAGGTTAAAAAATGGAGAGGAAGTTTACTATAGTAATAATGGCAACCCCAGTATAGGCATTGGACCCTTCAATGGGACAAATGTAAGCCAGAATAAATTCTTAGCAAACGGAGCAAGATATTATGTTAAAGTTTTAAACACACGGTCAATTCAATTATATCCAAATTTAAATTCTTTTAATCTTGGTATTAACACTGTGGGATTTACCACAGTTAATAATGGTGGTTTGCACAAATTTAGGACTAAGTCTAAAAATATTTTAAAAAGCATTAAAGTTGTAAATCCTGGAAGTGGATATGAAAATAGACAACTATATGTAAATTATTCGGGAATTAATACATTTTTTAATGTAATTGAATATAAAAACCATAATTTAAAGTCCGGAGATGTAGTTGAGTATTATTCTTCAGATCAAATAATTTCTGGTCTATCAACATTAAGTTCTTACTTAGTAACTAAAATAGATGATGATTCCTTTAAATTATCCGATGCTGGAATAGGAGCATCTATAACTTCAAATTATGAAAGAGGTAAGTATGTATCTCTAAATTCAACCGGTTCCGGATATCATATTTTCAAATATCCACCAATAAAAGTTAACATTAGCGTATCTTACGCTAATACATCTTTTGCCAATGAAAAAATTACATTAACACCGGTAGTTAAAGGATCTATAAAAGAAGTTTATCTATATGAAAAAGGATCTGGATATGGTTCAAAAATATTAAACACACAGAGATCTCCGAGTATTAAAGTTTTTGGAGGTGAGGGTGCTGAAGTTAGACCAGTGGTTAAAGATGGAAAGATTGTCAAAGTTAATGTATTATATTCTGGAGCAGACTATCATTCAGTTCCAGACTTAGTTGTAAATGGTGATGGTATTGGTTGCATACTTCGTGCTGTCGTAGTTAATAAAAAATTAAAAGAGGTTGTAGTAATTAATTCAGGTGGTGGATATAAGCAAACTACCACCACAATAGATATTGTTTCTTCTGGTACTGGAGCAATATTTAACACTAAAATTAGATCTTTAACTATAAACAATCAAAAAAGGTTTGGATCGAGACTTTTGTCTGAGACTGATAACAATAACTTAAAATATTCTATATTAAGTTATGATAATCAACTATTTGATTATTTTGGAGAAAATTCAACTAAGCATTCTGAAATTATTGGATGGGCATATGATGGAAATCCAATATATGGACCATATGGATATACTGAACCAGGAGATTTTAATACTCCTATTAAGAGAATAGAGTCTGGATATTCATTAAGTCTTTCTAATGTTTTTGACAGGCCTACTGGATTTGAGTTGGGATTTTTTACTGAAGATTATAAGTTTACAAATAGTGGTGACTTAGATATTTACAATGGGAGATTTTGCAAAACTCCGAATTTTCCAGATGGAGTATATGCCTATTTTGCAACTACAATTCCCGACACATTAACACAAAATCTTACAGGTTACTACCCATTTTTTGTTGGAGATTATTATAGATCTGATTTTATACAAGAAAACAGAACACTGGATCAATATTATGATTTCAATAGTTCCAAATTAATACGTAATACTTTTCCGTATAAGGTAAATGATCCATATGGTGGTAGCGAATTCTTATTAGAGTCTAATGAGTTTGTAAATCAAATTACTGAAGTTGAAGATATTTCTAAAGGATTTGTAGATGGATTGAATATTTTAAATCCTGGTCAAGATTATAAGATTGGAGATTCATGTGTTTTTGAAAGTTCAAATGGAAATGGAGGAGGTTTAAGAGCTATTGTTTCTGAAGTAGAAGGTATTGATATTACAGACATTACGACTTCTACTTTATCATATGATAATGTGACTTTATCTTGGTATGAAAATAATATTGTTATAAGATACTCTCCATATCATGAATTAAAAAATGCAGATTATGTAAATATATCTGGATTAACTACTTCAATATCTGGTTTAAAAAGAGTTAATACTATTGGAGTAAAAACTGAAACAGCAACATTATTGTCCTCTATGGCACTGAATACAGTTCCTGGATATGTTCAAGATATTGTAATAACTCCGATTCCTAGGTCTATTAAAGTAGATAGTCAAATAAAGATAGAAACTGAAATTTTGACAGTCCTTAATATATTTGAGGATCAGTCTATTATTAGAGTTAAAAGAGCAGATGTTGGATTTGCCCATACTGCACCATTAGAATTTAATGTTTTACAAAATGAGTTTTTACTTAATGCTAGAACTAAGTTTTTTGATTCTAAGATAAATGATAAAATTTACTTTAATCCTATCCAATCTGTTGGCATAGGAACAACGCCAGGTGTAGGTATCAATAGGAGTTATATAGTTGGTAACGTAATAAATCCAATTACAGTTCAAACGCAATCAATTTATATTCCCAATCATCCGTTTAAGAATGGTCAAGAAGCCATACTAAGAAAAAAACCAGGAGGTCCTTCTCTTGTTGTTGCAAACTCCCCAAATTCACAAAGTTTCAACCTTCCACCTGCAGATAGTTCTTTCCAAAAAGTTTATATAATTAATAAGTCTAAAGATTTTATTGGATTAGTTACTGGAATAAGTTCAGTATCAAATACTAATGGTCTATTTTTACTAGAACCAATTCCAAATGAGAATGAATTTTCTATTGAAAGTAATTTCAATCAAGTAAAAGGAAAAGTCTCTAAAATTAATTCAAGAGTTTCAGTATCAACATACCATAATCTTTTGTCTGGAGATTTAATTAAATTAGAATTAAAACCAAAAACTTCAGTTGGAATTGGAAACTCTAATATTGTCAGGGTTTTATTTAATAAAAATTATAATAGATTGTTAATCAATACAATTGGATTTTCTTCAACATCAGTAAATATTGTTGATAGTAAAATTACAATTCAAAATCACCAATTGAAAAATGGAGATAGAATATTCTATGATTGTAATGACCTTATCATTTCTGGATTGAGTACTGGTGAATACTATGCACATGTTCTTGATAGTAATAATTTACAACTTTCAGAAACATATAAAGATTCTTTGGCATATCCACCTAAGGTAGTAAAATTTAGCAGTATTGGTGGAAATCTTCATCAAATTAGTTTAGTAACTCCAAATATAAGTGTACCTAAAAATTCAACATTAGTTTTTGATGTTTCTAACACTTCTCTATCTGGATATAAATTTAAATTCTACTCTGATAGTAATTTCACTAAAGAATACTATGGGACTCCAGAAAGGCAATCTGTTATAGGTATAGGAACTATTGGTGATGGTTCTTCAGCATTAATAAATCTAAAGTATAATAAAAATTATTCTCAAGATTTATTTTATTCTTTAGAGAAAAATGGTAGAGTTTTAAAACTTGACGATATTCAAACCGAATACAATAATTCCAGAATATCATTCGTTGATAGTATTTACAATGGATCCTACAGTATATTTGGGGTTGGAAGTACAACATTTAATATTAATTTAATAGACTTTCCCGAAAGAAATAACTATTCTCAAGGTGCTTGTGATGTTTTAAAGTATTCTACAAATTCCACCCGAGCTATGGGGGGAATTAAAAAATTAAATATTTTAAATCCAGGTTACGGGTACGATTACTTACCAGAATTGAAAAAAATTAATACTAAATATGGAAAAAATGCTTTAATCGTTCCAAAATCATCAAACATAGGGAATATAAGTAAGTATAGGATAATCAATCAAGGGTTTGAATATTTTTCAGACAAAACCTTAAGACCAGAAGCTTACATTTATCCGGTTATTCTATTAAAAAATTCAAATACTTTAGAAAGTATTGATATTTTAGATCCAGGATCTGGATATGCATCACCACCTAATTTATTAGTTAGGAACTCCCAAACAAAACAAATAGTTGATGAAGGATCAGTATCTTGTAAAACTCCATATGGTTCAGTAAATGAAGTTTCCATTGATGCGCCAGTTTATGGATTGAGTTCTGCTGAACATGAATTAATTTGTATTGATAATAGTAATGGTGTCGGCATTGTTTCAATTACAACATCCAAATCTGGGGGAATAGCGACATGCGTGTTAATTACTCCAGTAATTAATGGATTTTTAAATCCACCATTTGCAGTTGGAGATGAAATTTTTGTAGAGAATATAGTAAATCAGGGTGAAGGAACTGGATATAACTCATCGAATTATAATTATGAGTTTTTTAAAGTCACTTCTTATGAAAATACAAATCCAGCTGTTCTAGAATTTAATGTTTCGGGATTTAGTAGCAATCCCGGGATTGCCAAGCCATATCAATCGGGATATGCAACTATTGTTAATAAAAATAAGTATCCAAAATTTAAATTAAATCAAAATTTCGGCAAATTCATAAAAGGAGAATCTTTATTAATTAAAGGTGATGGTGGGTTTGTGGAGCATGATTTATACGTAGAAGAATCTAAAAAAGATTATATTAAAGTTAGTGGATACTATGTATATGCATTAAAGACAGATGACATTATAAAAGGTAAAGAATCTGGGGTTCTTGCTTCAGTTTCATCTTTAATTCCAAATAATGCAAAATTTGAGGTTAATTACTCCAATAGTGTTGTTGATGGATGGACTAGTGACACCGGAAAGATGAATGAAACACATCAGGTTATTGAGGATAATGACTACTATCAAAATTTATCATATACCATCAAGAGTAATATTAATTACGAAAAATTTATTGATCCAGTTAATAGATTGGTGCATGTCTCAGGTCTTAAAAACTTTGGGGATCTTCAGGTTGAAAGTAAAACAAAATTAATTTCTGTCGGTTCAACATCTAGAGACCAAATTATACTTGATATTTTCAACGAAAAAAGAGTAGATACTATCAATAATTACTTATTCGTCACAGATTATGATACTTTTACTGGAAGTGGAGGAGTAAAAAAATCAAAATATTTAAAAGTCAATAAGAGTTTGACCGATTATATTAAATGTATATCAAATAGGGTTCTTCCGATAGATGATATTAGCAAAAAGTTTGCAAGTAAGGATAATGAAAGAGATTTATTCACTGACATTTATGAATTTATAGACAGTGATGATTATTCAAAATACTTAATACAAGTTATTGATCCATTAAGTAAAAAATATTCACTGATTGAACTTATAGTTTTCATTATCAATAAAGACATTTATACCTTCGAGAGATCCAGTCTAAGTAATTTTTCAGGAAAACTTGGAGACTTTTCTGGAGTATTAGATGATTTTGATAATAAAAAGTTAAGATTTTATCCAGCAGATCCATATAATACTGATTATGACATTAAATTTATTCAAAGTTCTTTTGGCAAAATTATATCTCAATCTAAAGTTGGAATAAACACCCTGAGTGTTGGATGTATAGATTTGATGGGAAAATATTCCGAAGTTGGTATTGGATCTACTTCAACATTGTTGAAACTTCCTAAAAATTACATAAAAGGATTTGTTGCAGATCTGTATCTATTTGATACTGTAAAATTTGATACTAACATAGTTGAAGTTGTTGTTGATCATGATGGACAAAATACATTCTTATCCGAATATTATGTTGATAACCAAGTTGGAGTTTCTACTAATTATTTTGGAACATTCGAGGCAAAAATTGGTCCTGATGATTATCTTTATTTCAATTTCACCAATAATTTGAATACTAAGGTTTCAATTAATGGTAGAATAGTTGGTTTTGGAAGAACTGAATTGGGAATTGGAACTTCTAGATTCTTATTTCCTGGTCAACCTGCAGGATCAGAAAGATCCGCAAGATATCAATCAAATTATACTCATAATGTCGGCATATCTACAGTTTTGGAATTGAATGTAAATCTCGAATCTAGTGTAAAATCTCTTGTTAGAGTTTCTTATGGAAATACAACTGCGATACATCAAGTTATTTGTGTTCAAAATGAAGAAGATATTTACACAGAACAATATCCATTCTTGTCAGTGGGTAATAATACCGGAATAGGAACTTTTGGTGGAGAATATAATGGAACTAAGTTCTTATTGAAATTCTATCCAGACGATTCAGTAACTGATAAAGTTCTTGTTCAAAGTTATAATGAAATAATTTATACTTTTAGTGATTACGATAATGAAGCATTGGGTATTAGTGGAGCAAATGAAATAACATTTGATCACGTTATAGAAAATGTTAAATTGTCTGCGTATGATGGCATTAATGGTTTACGTGCCAATAGGTTAGAATTTGACGCCAAATATTCGAATTTTCCAATATTTAAAAAGACATTTAATCCAAGTGATACTATAGATTATGAAAATAACTTACTTAAAATTAAAAATCATTTCTTTAGCACTGGCGAGAAGTTAATTTATAAACCAGTCTCAACATTTGTCGGTGTTGGACAGTCTTCAATAGGAATTGGCCAAACTACTAATTCTAGTGGATTTTTGACAAATGTTCTCCCATCGGATGTTTATGCGATTAGAATTAATGAAGATCAAATAAGATTATCTACAACAAGAGAATCCGCACTATCTGGAATTTACGTTACGTTTACTTCTCCCGGAGAAGGAAATGCTCACGAATTGGAGATGACCAAAAAACTAGAAAAATCAGTCATATCTATCGATGGAATTGTTCAAAAACCACTTTCTTATACAGGAATAAAATATAAACTAGTGAATAATTATGGTCAAATTAGTGCTGCTACATCATATTTTTCAATGTCTGGTATTTCAACTATTAAACCAACAGATTTATTAAAAGTTGATGATGAGTTTATGTTAGTTACTTCTGTTGGAATAGGAACAACAAATATTGGACCTATTACTGCTGGAATTGGAACTTTGCAATTAGTAAATGTTAAGAGAGGTTTTGCTGGCACTATTTCATCAACACATACTGATTTTACAGATGCTATAGTTTATAGAGGATCTTTTAATATTGTTGGAAGTAAAATATACTTTACTCAACCTCCGCGAGGAAGTGCTAGAAATATTAGAGATTTGAGCAATCTTCCATATCCAACTTCATCTTTTGGAGGAAGAGTCTTTTTAAGACAAGACTACACGACAAATACATTGTACGATGATATTTCTGATAAATTTACAGGTATTGATCAGTACTATAGGTTGTCAGTTCAGGGAATTAATACAACAGGTATTGAAACTGGAAGTGGGGTTGTGTTTATTAACGGAGTATTTCAAACTCCATCAACTGAAAATAATCAGAATAATAATTATAGACTTGAGCAGAATGCCGGAATTAGTAGTGTAGTATTTACTGGCATTACCTCAACAAATGGTATGGTAATTAACTCGGAATATGATATTAATCAAAACTTATTACCTAGAGGAGGACTAGTTGTATCTCTTGGTTCAACACAAGGTTTGGGATTTGCTCCTTTAGTTGGAGCATCAGTAACTGCAGTCATTAATCCATCCACTGGAAGTATCATTTCGGTCGGTTTAGGAAGTACTGATGTATTTGGATCTGGATATAATCATGTAGTTTCAATTGGTGTCACTGACGCCAATCATACTGGCGCTGCAGCAACGATTACCGCAACTGTTGGTGTAGGAGGAACCTTAGCATTTAACGTGGTGTACGGGGGCACAGGGTACGTAAATCCAGTAATTAGTGTACCCGACCCTTCCTACGAAAATCTACCAATTATAGGTGTATCTAGAAGAGGTATTGGTAATACAACTGAAAGTGGGAAGAATATGCTTCTTTCTATTGAAGTTGGACCAAATAGTAGAAAAATTCCAGGAAAAAATGCAGATGCTGCCAATTTAATTGATTCAAATAAACAATTAATAGCAGAAGTTGCGGTTGGAAGAATGTTAGCAGCTTATCCTTCATTCACAATACCCGGAGGAAATCAAAATTGTATTGATGATGTGATTGATGTTTTAGAATCAATTACATATAATTTAAGATACTCCGGAAATGATAAAGTTTATGACGCTGCAAAAATTTATGTTGATAATCCAATTTTATTGAGTGGTGAACAAACTGAATCAATATATGTTTATGAGCAAGTTAAGTCTCTGGCAATACAGGCCATGAGAAATGAAACTATTAATATTAATGGATATTCATCATTAACTCAACATAAAGATAATACCGTTATTGGTGATGTTTCTGGAGTTCCAGGAGTTTATGGTCCATCAGACTGTGTAGATGTATCTTCTGCAATTGGGTCATTTGTTGGAATTGTAACTAATGCTATTGCATATTCTACCTTACCAACTAAAACAGTTGCAGAAGGATCTTTATATGAAGTTAAATCATTCAAGATTGAAAGATCCGGATATGGATTCCAATTAGGTGATGTATTTAAACCAGTTGGTTTGGTGACTGATAGAGGTTTGGTATCCCCATTATCTGAATTTGAATTAACAGTCACAGAAGTATTCTCCGATACTTTTGCATCTTGGCAGTTTGGTGAATTGGATTATATTGATTCAATTAAAAATTTACAAGATGGCGTAAGAAAAAGATTCCCATTATACTATAAAGGACAACTTCTAAGTTTTGAAAAAGATTTAGCGAATTCACAATACCCAAATATTGATTTGGATCAAGTTTTAGTTATATTCGTCAATGGAGTTATTCAGCAACCAAAAGTGGCTTACACTTTTGAAGGTGGAAGTTCATTTTTATTCCAAGAAGCTCCTATAAAAGAAGCAAATATTGCAATCTTCTTTTATAGGGGAACTAGAGAAGTTGATACTCTCTTTGTTGATATCAATGAAACGTTAAAAATAGGCGATTCGGTTCAAGTTAGAAAATTAAATACTATTGAATCTACAAGAGATCAAGAACTTAGAAGAATTGAAGATTTTTCTGGATCTGATTTGGTACAAACTAATATTTACACTGGATTTGGAATAGATGAAAATAACGAAAGACCTCTTGATTGGATCAAGCAAAAAAGAGATTTAACTATAAATGGAGAACTTGTTTATAAAACAAGGGATTCTTTAGAAAGTCAAGTTTATCCAACTGCAAAAATTATTAAAAATTTTGCAATAACTGATGATAAACTTTTTGTGGATGATGCTGAATTCTTCAATTATGAAGAGAACAACTATGGTGTTATAATAGACAAGTATAATGGACTAGTTGTTCACAGTGATGACCCAGTATCTGCATCCGTAACCGCAATAGTTTCTAATGATGGATCTATTAGTTCTTTGGATATTGTTAGCCCAGGTGTTGGATATACTGATGGCAACGTTCAGATTAAAATTTCAGCACCAAATAAGATTGGAGTTGGGATAGGAACAACCGCTCTTGCAATAGGAACTGCATCTAACGGATCTCTAATTGGACCTATTACAATATTAGATCCAGGTTTTGGATATAATAAAGATAATCCTCCCCAGGTTATAACAGTTCTCCCCGATATTAATACCGATTTACTTCAATTTGAGAGACAGTCGCAATTTGTTCCTATTGCAAGAGGATTTTCTGGAATTGTAACTGGAATTACCACAACAACCGGAACAAATGGAAACCCACTTGCACTGAAATTCTTTGTTAGAAGATCTCCAACTTCTGCAACTTTTGATGATTTGGAAGTCGGATATCCAATTTATATCTATGATACTGCGGTTGGGTCTGGATTAACTTCAATAGATTCCGAAAATTCTTCTACAGTTGGAATAGGAACTCAATTTGTAAACAATATCTATTATGTTCATAACATAATAAGGCTTGGACCGGAAGCAATTATAACTTCAAACATTCATTCCTCTACAAATGTTTCTGGAATTCAAACTTCAAGTAACTTCTTAAATCCAATTGGAAAATTCTCTTGGGGAATTTTATCAAAAGTTAAAGGGGGATCTGTTGCTATAGCAGTAACTGGGTTAACTGTCGATTCTGGTCTATCAACTTTCCCGACTATTCAAAGAAGAAAATATGGATTGAGAGATACTGGTTCTGTAAGAAAGTTATTTACATAATATAAATATAAAAAAAACTATCTTAATATGGCCGCGATTGTAACAGATCAACTTAGAATTTTAAATACTAATAATTTTATTGATTCTGTAAATGATGATAATAATTCATATTATTTATTCTTGTCTTTACCAAATCCTAACATAGTTGGATTTGGTAGAAATATAAATTGGGACTCAAGTATTCCAAATCCAGTTGATAATTTAAATTATCAAAATCATGTATTGGATACTATGATGTTTGGTAAAAAAATAACAGCATCAAACATAAGAAGAGTTATAAGAAAAGTTAATTGGATTAGGGGAACAAAATATGAGATGTATCGTCACGATTACAGTGCGTCTTCTCCATCACCATTAACACAGGCATCAAGATTATATGATGCAAACTATTACGTGATCAATTCAGATTATCGTGTTTACATTTGCATAGATAATGGTTCAAGTGGAATTAATAGCACTGGAAATGCATCACAAGATGAACCTCTTTTTACGGACTTAGAACCATCTAAAGCAGGCGAAAGTGGTGACGGTTATATTTGGAAATATTTGTATACAATTGCTCCAAGTGATGTAGTTAAATTTGATTCAACTGAGTATATTACCGTACCCAATGACTGGGAATCATCATCAAATCCACAAATTAGATCAGTTAGAGAAAATGCAAATTCTGAGATTAATCAGAACCAAATAAAAAAAGTTTACATTCAAGATCAAGGATCCACATACTCTAATGGATTGGGACAAGAAGTTGATATTTTAGGTGATGGAACTGGTGCAAAGGTAGTAGTTGATGTCATTGGTGGAAAAATTACAAATACTATCGTTTCTTCTGGCGGAAAAGACTATAGTTATGGTATTGTTGATTTGGGATCATTAAATTCTTTCAGTCAATCAAATCCAGCACACTTAATTCCAATCATCCCACCATCTAAAGGTCATGGGTATGATATATATCAAGAACTTGGAACTGATAGAGTTTTAGTTTATGCAAGATTTGATGATTCTACTCAGGATTTTCCTATAGATACTAAATTTGCACAAATTGGCATATTAAAAAATCCGAAAAAATTTAATTCTCCTGAATTATTTAAAGGTAGTGAATTTTCTTCATTATATTCTATTAAATTTTCTTCCATTACAGGATTTCCTCAAGTTGGTCAAAGAATATCCCAAATTTTAACTGAAGTAAATGGAAAAGCATATGGGTATGTAGCATCTTATGATGAAGAAACTAAGATTTTAAAATATTTTAGAGATAGATCTTTATATTACAATCAAACAACTTTGGACCAGACTGATTATGTTGGTATCAGTACTAACGCAAAAATATATGATTTCGAATCTTCAGCATCTCCTGTTAGTTCTTCAACATTCTCCGGATCTATAGACTTGAACTTTGTGGGATTTACTACGACCAGTAGTTCTGGGAATAAAGTTATAAATTTAGGTGTTAATTTTACAAAAGGACTTGCCAGTCCTGAAATAAATAAAAAATCGGGAGATGTTATGTATATTGACAATCGTCCAACAATTCCCCGTAATCCTCGCCAAAAAGAAGATATTAAAATTGTCCTGGAATTCTAAAAAAAATGGCTCAAAAAACTAATTTAAATATCAGCCCATATTATGATGATTTTGATTCAAATAAAAATTTTTATAAAGTATTGTTCAAACCTGGATTTCCAATTCAGGCGAGAGAACTAAGCACAATTCAATCAATTTTTCAAAATCAACTAGAGTCATTTGGGAGCAACATCTTTAAAGATGGTTCCATGGTTGTTCCAGGATCTGTGACATATGATAATAGATACTATTCGGTTCAAGTTAATTATCAACATCTTGGTGTAGATGTCTCATTATATGCCAGTCAACTAGTTGGTAAAAAAATAAAGGGTCAAACTAGTGGTGTTGAGGCTACCGTAGTTAATTATGATGTTCCACCAAACAATGATGTAGATCACATTACACTTTATGTAAAATATATTTTCTCGGGTAATGATTTAGAAAGAGTTTCTTTTGAAGATAACGAATTATTAATAATTTTAGATACTATTTCGTACGGAGGAATTGTAGTAAATTCTGGGGAAACTATAGCAAGTTTAATTTCCCAAAACTCTTGTGCCGTAGGATCTGCGGTCTTATTGGAAAAGGGAGTTTATTTCATTAGAGGAACTTTTGTTTCAGTTGAAAATTCTACTATAGTCTTATCAGCATCAAGTAATTTAACAAATTATAGAGTTGGTCTATCAATATTTGAGGAGATTATAAGCTCAACTGAAGATGTTAGTTTAAATGATAATGCAAAGGGATTTAGTAACTATGCAGCTCCTGGAGCAGATAGATTTAGAATTAGGACAGAACTTTCTAAAAAGACACTAGATGATTTTGAAGACAAAAATTTTATTGAATTAATTAAAATCCAAAATGGAGAACTTAAAAAAATTGCTCCACAATCAAATTATTCAATAATTAAAGATTATATTGCAAAAAGAACATTTGAAGAATCTGGAGATTATTCCGTAAATAATTTTACAGTTGGGGCTCAAGAATGCTTAAACGATCAGATTTCTAATAATGGCATATACCTAAGTTCAGAAAAAACTCAAGCTGGGAGTGTGCCATCTGAAAATCTAGTTTGTTTAACTGTTTCGCCAGGTAAAGCATATGTTAAAGGTTATGATGTAGATATTCCATCATCAGTAATAATAGATACGTCAAAGCCCAGAGATACTGCAAAAAAAGATGACGTGCTTCTCCCATTCGAGATGGGAAATCTACTAAGAGTTAATAATGTCTTCGGAACTCCGTACATTGGAGTAGATAATAATTTTAATATTATGAATTTTTTCAACCAAAGAAAAAATTCAAATACTTCGGGAACAGGAACACTTATAGGTAAAGGAAGAATATATTCATATAATTTATCAGATTCATCATATAAGACTAATAGTACAATTTGGGATTTATACTTATTTGATATTCAATTATATACAATTTTATCTCTAAATGAATCATTAAACTCAACTCAATGCCCAGCAACTTCATTTATTAGGGGGGTTAGTAGTGGAGCTTCTGGATATGTTGTTACTTCAGCATCATCCAAGGACATTACAATTTCTCAAGTGTCTGGTAGATTCATTCCAGGAGAACAATTGCTAATTAATGAAAGATTAGTATTTTCTAGATCTATCGTAACAATAAAAGAGTACAATACTGAAGATATTAAGTCGGTTTATCAGGATACAAGTTCTTTTGGTATTGGAATTAGTGCAGATTTTGTTGCTGATGCTGTTTTGAATAGATCAATTGAAAATGGATTTAGTATATCGGATAGAATAACAATTAGTCCAACTGGTATTGCAACTTGCGCAGGAAAATCTTTTGTTGGAATTAGAAGTGATGCAATTGTTAGATACCAAAAACCTGGAATAGGAACAGAAACATACAACAGAGTTGCTTCTGTTTCATCCGATGGATTATCTTTAACATTAGCATCTACCCCAACAGTTTTAGGTGTTTCTGATGGATCATTACCATCAACTGAAACATCAACTACTTTTAGTTTAGGAATTCCAAATTTTAAAGATGAATATAAGTCTTCTCTATATTCACCCCTACCAAATAAACATATTGCCTCAGTTAATTTATCAAAAACTAGTTTAACTATAGTTTCTCAGATTAGAGGTGTAACGACAGATTCTATTGGTTCATTTACACTATCAGCATTTCAAACTGGCATAAGTAGTGCATTATTTGTTCCTTATGATAATCAAAGATATTCCATAGCATATTCTGATGGAACAATAGCACCTTTAACATCTGATCAATTTACATTAAGTTCAGATTCAAGTCAAATAACGATTAAAGGTTTAAGAATAAATCAATCTAATGTGGTTTTAAACGCAACTTTGAGAAAAATTCAAACTCAAAGTGCAACAAAAACTTTTGTTAGATCTGAACAATTAGTTGTTAGTAGAACAAGTGCAGGAATAACTACTATAACCTCCGGCCTAACAACTAGCCCATATTATGGGTTAAGATTAGAAGATCCAGAAATTTCGTTAAATGTTCCAGATGCTGCCAATTTAATTGCAGTTTATGAATCCCTAGATTCATCAACTCCAGTTTTGGATAAATTACAAATAGGAGATTCTTTAGGTCTAAATCTAAACTCTATTATTGGAGAAAAAGTAGTCGGAGATTCTTCTGGGGCAGTAGCACAAATAGTAACTAGAAATTCTTCTACTGAAATAGGATTCGTATACCTGAGTGCAAGAACATTCACTAATGGAGAAATTGTTAGATTTAAAGAGAGTGGATTAGTTTCGACAGTTAAATCTGCAATAAAAGGAAATTATTTAGATATTACTGAGAGATATACTTTAGATAATGGGCATAGAGATCAGTATTGTGATTATGCAAGGATTAAGAGAAAGAGTAATTCATTATCTCCATCTAAAAAACTTTTAATTATTTTTAATTATTATGATGTACTTTCTAATAATTCTGGAGACTTTTTGACTGCAAATTCATATACTAAAGAAAGATATGCAAAAGATATTCCAATTTTATCAAATAATATTCGAGCTACAGATACTATAGATTTTAGACCAAGAGTCTCAAAATTTATTGGCGATGGATCTTCACCATTTGATTTTGCATCTAGGCAGTTTTCTTCAAATGTATTTTCTTCTATAGTTTCACCTAATGAATCTTCAATATTTAATTATGATTATTATTTACCAAGAATTGACAAAATTTATTTAAATCTTGATGGATCAGTGTATGCAATGCAAGGAGTATCGTCAGATAATCCAAAACCACCATCTAACAACGATGCTGCATTAGAACTAGCAACTATATATTTCCCACCATATCTTTATAATATTAATGATGTAAAGATATCTCTAAAAGATAACAAGAGATATACTATGAGAGATATTGGCAAATTGGAAGATAGAATTGAAAATCTTGAGATAGTTACTTCTTTAAGTTTACTAGAAGTTGATACAAAAACTTTACAAATTCAAGATGCTGATGGTCTATCAAGATTTAAGAGTGGATTCTTTGTTGATGATTTTTCCACAGACAAATTTATTAGTAAAAGTGCAGAAGTAAAGGTTGATATTGATAAGACAAATAAAGAACTAACCTCAGCAACTGATTATTGGTCTCTAAAAGGTGAACTAGCTCTACCTTTTAATACAAGTGTATCTACCACTGATTATTCCCAAGATATAGATTTACTCGACTCAAATGTCGTAAAACGTGGTGATCTCTTAATGTTGAAGTATGAAGAGGTTCCATTTATTGAGCAGCCCTTAGCATCAAACGTTGAAAATGTCAATCCATTTTTTATAACAGAATTCTCCGGAAATATTGAATTAAATCCATCTTCAGATAACTGGGTAAGAAATGTCTACGTTAATAATACTAGAGTTTCTACTACAGGTGCATTAGGAACTTTTACTTATCTTGAGGGAGTCATTACTTCTGGTCAAGCAGATAACTTTATGAGATCTAGAAATGTTGAATTTTCTGTTTCCGGCATTAAACCTTTAACTCAACATTATTTCTCTATGGATGGGGTATCTTCTATCGACTTCATTCCAAAACTTCTAGAGATTACTATGTCCTCTGGAATTTTTTCAGTTGGAGAAACTATTGATGGTTTTATTGGTTCAAGAAGAGTAATATCTTTCAGATTGTCTTCTCCGGACCATAAAAATGGAAAATTTGATTCCCCGTCAGAAAAGTATATAATTAACCCATACGATAGATTAACCGCATTAGAAACTTCATACTCAGCAGCATCTACAATACTAAATGTAGATACTAGATCTCTTTCTGAAGAATCATTGACATCATTTGGAGGTTATCTTGAGGTTGGAGCATCTTTGGTTGGAAGAATTAGTGGGGCAACTGCAACAATAAATCAGATTCGATTAGTTTCTGATAATTTTGGCGATTTAATCGGAGCGTTCTTCATCAGAGATCCAAACTCAACACCACCTCCACTAGTAAGAATTCCCACTGGAGAAAAGCAAATTAAAATAAGCTCTTCTAATGCCCCATCTAGCGAGTTGGTTGGCGGAACAGCACTACTTAGTAATGCATATGGCACATATAGAAGTTCAGGAATTATTATCACTCAGGTGTCTGATTTTGTCGATCTAAGAAATCCACTTCCACCACCACCTCCACCAATATTCATTACAAACAATTTTATTACAAACGTTACCAATATTACTAATAATATCACTAACGTCAGTGTAACTAATGTAATTGCAAATCCTCCCCCTCCTCCACCACCTGCAAGAGTTGATCCACTAGCACAATCTTTTGTTTCCCCAGTTGGCGGTGCTTTCTTAACATCTGTAGATGTTTATTTTGGATCCAAAGATGAGGTTGAACCGATTGAAATTCAATTGAGAGCAGTAGAACTGGGAACTCCAACATTACTACCAGTTACCGAATACGCAAGAGTTGTTTATCCATCAAGCAAAATTAATATTTCTAATGATGCATCAATTCCAACAAATATAAAATTCAAATCTCCAATATATCTCAAACCAGACACAGAATATGCTTTGGTGTTTTTATCACCAAAAACTGATAAGTATCAAATGTGGGTTGGCACTATGGGTCAGAAAACGGTAAATAGCAAAAACTTACCTGATATTGAAAGTGTAATAGTTAATAGACAATATATTGGCGGAAGTTTATTTAAATCACAAAATGGTTCAGTTTGGACATCTAGTCAATATCAAGATTTGAAATTTAAGTTATACAAAGCAAATTTTACATCCACAAGCGGAGAAATAATTTTTTATAATCCATCTATTATCCCAGATGATTCTGGTGCAGTTCTTCCATACTTACAAGAAAATCCAATTAGAATTTTGCCAAGGAAACTCGTAGTTGGAGTTACAACAAATATACAAACAAGTGTATTGCGCGTTGGTAGAAAGGTAAGTGAAGGTCCGGATATTTCTACACCAGGACCATCCGGAATTATAGAATCAATTGGTGGTCCACTAGTTCCATCTTCTTCTGGAGTTACCAGAGTTAATGTTGGAACTGGATATATTGCAGGATCGTATACAAATGTTCCTTTATATACGATTACCGGCGCAGGTAATGGCGCAACAGCATCTCTTACATTTAACGCATCTGGGGAATTAAGCACAATATCAATTGCCTCTACAGGTAATGGATATGCTGTTGGTGATATTTTAGGGGTAACTACTAGTTTTGTTACTAGAGGAACTGGCGCTAGAATATCAGTGACTTCTGTGCCATCAATAGATACCTTGTATCTAACTAATGTTAGTGGTGAAGAATTTACACTGTCTTCTAATTTACTTTATTATGGTGGGCCTTCAGAAACAACTATTATTGATTCGGGATCAGATATTCGAACTTCTTCATCAGTAGTATCACCTTTAAACAAAGGAAATGTTTTTGAGGTCAATCAATATAATCACGGAATGCATGGTTATGGAAATAAAGTTAAGATAATTGGAGTTGAACCCGATACTATTATCACAAAAACAATTTCAGATTTTGATATAGGAGATACATTATTAAATGTAGTTACTAGTACACCATTTGAAACTTTTGAAGGATCTGCAGTTACTACTGGATATATTATTGTCAATAATGAAATCATGGAATATGTATCTGCTGCAAATGGAGTGATTACTATAAGTCAAAGAGGTGTAGATGGATCCAGAATTAGAAAACATTTATCTGGAAGTAATGTTCAAAAATATGAAGTTTCTGGAGTTTCTCTAAGAAGAATTAATACAACTCATGATATTTCTTCTTTAATAGTTAATCCAGAGTTAAAAAATTATGATCAATTGGATAGTTATTATTTGACATTTGATAGAAGTGATAAAGCATCGGGTGATTCTCAGTTAAGTTTTACGGAAGAAAGATCAGTTGGAGGTAAATTTGTTAAAGCATCCCAAAATTACCAATTTAGTTCATTTAGACCTCAAGTTAATTTCATAACTCCCGGATTTGAAACAGAAATTAAAGCAAGTATACGCACAGTCACCGGAACAAGTGCAAATGGTAATGAGAGTTCTTTTGTCGATCAGGGTTATGAGCCAGTTTTATTAAATGAATTAAATTATTTCAATACGCCTAGATTAGTATGCTCAAGAATAAATGAAACTACTAGACTAACATCTTTACCCCAAAATAAATCAGTTTCATTACGCTTAAGATTAAATAGATCTTCTAGCAACCCAGACCTTTCTCCAGTTGTTGATTTCCAAAACGTAACTATGGTTCTAGGTAGAAATCGTCTTAATAAACCCATATTAGATTATGCTCTTGATAATAGATCTAATTTATCCGTTGGAGATCCACATAGTTCTGTTTACATATCCAATAAAATTTCACTAAAGCAGCCAGCATCATCTCTAAAATTAATAGTTTCATCTTGCCGTCCATCTGGATCTGATTTTAGAGCACTATATAAATTATATAAAACTGAATCTAGTGAAGTTGATCAATCATTCGTATTGTTCCCAGGTTATGAAAATTTAAGAGATACAAACGGAGATGGTGTTGGAGATTTTGTAATAGATCCATCTAGAAATAATGGTCTTCCAGATGTGTATGTTAGAGAAAGCGGTGAAAATGAATTCTTGGAATATCAATTCACTGCAGACAATCTTGGACAATTTAATGCTTTTGAAATTAAACTAGTAATGACATCATCAAATGAATCATCCGAAGTTAAGTTCAAAGATTTAAGAGTAATTGCATTGGCATAAAAATATGATACCAGTAGAAGGGCATAAAAACTTATATCGCGATGAAAATTCTGGTGCTATAATTAATTGCGATTCATTCGGATATACTCAATATATCCGAATGAAAGAAGAAAAAAGAAAACAAAAGGAAGAGATAGATCAGATAAAAAATGATATTACTGAAATTAAATCTTTACTGAGGCAATTACTAAATGGATCCAATTGAAATAAATCTGAATGACATTAATAAATTATTCGAATATGAAAAGCAATGTAGGGTGATAGATTCTCTAGATATTGAGAATTTAAAAACATTTTCAAAATTATATTGCAAATTATATCTTAAACAGCAAGAAGTTATTTCAAATTTCGATATAAATAATCTTTAGAGATTTTATAGAAAAGTACATGGCGGCAGCATTCATAACTAACTTAGTAATTAATGCATACGCTGACTTTTCTGCAGTATTTAATCTTGAAGATAATGATTCCGGATGTCCACTAAACATAACTGGATATCAGGTTTTTTCTCAAATGAGAAAACATGCAGGAAGTTCTTCAGTAGTTTCATTGGGGGCAACAATTCATAATGCATCTAATGGACAAGTTAGAGTTGGATTATCAAAGACAGAAACGGGAGCTCTAAAACCAGGAAGATATGTTTATGATGTATTAGTTATCAATACCTCAGGAAAAACTGAAAGAGTTCTTGAAGGGATGGTTTTGGTGAAGGAAGGGGCAACTCACTCTTAAAAATTTAATTTTAGTAAAATGGCAAAACCAGCATCAAGACAACAACTTATAGATTATTGTTTAAGACGCCTAGGAGCGCCAGTATTAGAGATTAACGTTGATGATGATCAAATAGATGATTTAGTTGATGATGCCCTACAGTACTTCCAGGAGCGCCATTTTGATGGCGTAGAAAGGATGTACCTCAAGTATCAAATAACTCAAGATGACATTGATAGAGGAAGGGCAAAGGCACCAAATGGAGTTGGAATTGTAACTACAACGGCAACTTCCACATCAGGAAAGTCGTTTAACTGGTATGAAAGTTCTAATTTTATACAAGTTCCGGATAGTGTTATAGGTATTGAAAAAGTATTTAAGTTTGATACAAGTTCAATATCTGGAGGAATGTTTAGTATTAAGTATCAACTATTTTTGAATGATCTTTATTATTTCAATTCTGTTGAACTTCTTCAATATGCTATGGTAAAAAGTTACTTAGAAGATATTGACTTTTTACTAACAACAGATAAGCAAGTTAGATTTAATAAAAGACAAGATAGATTATATCTAGATATAGACTGGGGGTCACAAAAAGCAGGAAACTTTTTAATTCTTGATTGCTATAGAATTTTAGATCCTAATAATTTTACTCAAGTTTATAATGATAGTTTCATAAAACGCTATTTAACTGCATTAATTAAAAGGCAGTGGGGACAAAATTTAATTAAATTTAGAGGAGTTAAACTTCCAGGTGGTATAGAATTAAATGGAAGAGAAATATACGAAGATGCGGAAAGGGAGTTGGATAAAATAAAAGAGGTAATGTCTCTAGAGTATGAACTTCCACCTTACGATTTTATTGGATAATGTCATTAAATCCTTTTTTTCTGCAAGGTTCTCCCGGAGAACAAAGATTAGTACAAGATCTGATAAATGAACAACTGAAGATATATGGTGTTGAAGTAACTTACATACCTAGAAAATTTGTAAGAACTGAATCAATCTTAAAAGAAGTCACTTCTTCAAGATTTGATGATAATTTCTTATTAGAAGCATATGTAAATACTTATGAAGGATATGGTGGATCTGGAGATATTTTAACGAAATTTGGAATGAGTCTAAGAGATGAACTAACTTTAATAATTTCAAAAGAAAGATTTGAAGATTTTATATCTCCGTTTATTGAAGCAGTAAACGCTGAAGATATTGGGTTGGCAACAAGACCTAAAGAAGGAGATTTAATTTATTTTCCATTAGGATCACGTTTATTTGAAGTTAAATTCGTCGAGCACGAACAACCTTTCTATCAACTTGGAAAAAATTATGTTTATGAATTGAAATGCGAACTATTTGAATATGAAGATGAAGTTATTGATACATCTATTGACGAAATAGACACTTTAGTTAAAGATCAAGGATATATTGCAACTTTAAATTTAATTGGTTACGGAAGAACTGCAACTGCCGAAGCGGTGATACAAAGTGGATGTATTAAAGATATTTACTTAAATAATGATGGGACTGGATATACTAAAATTCCAACAATTTCAATAACTCCGGCACCACCAGGAGGTATTAATGCTTCAGCAATAGCATCAATTAGAAAAGTCGGCGGAGTATATTCTGTCGATAAAATTGTTTTAACTAATGCTGGTGCAGGATATACAGAAACTCCTACTATAAGGATAATAGGTGGTGGAGGAACTGGAGCTGCCGCAACTTGCTCCATAGAAACTTCTTCTAATGGTGTTATCAGGATAAGTGTTACTGATGGTGGATCCGGATATACAACTTCACCCACAATAACAATAATCGGCAATGGATCTGGAACAAATGCTATTGCTTCTTTAGGCAACAATAAAAATGTTTCATCTATAAATTTGGTATCATCTGGTGCAGGATACACCTCAATACCAATCGTTAGTATAAGTAATCCATCAATAATGACTGGTATAGGAACTTACTTGTTTAATGAGGTAGTATATGGATCTGTATCGAGAACTGAAGCTAGAGTTAAGTCTTGGGATTCTAAAAATAAGGTCTTAAAAGTATCATTTATTGGATGTGGTGATGTTGCGAAAGGATTTTATCCAGGAGAAACTATAATAGGTTTACAATCATTATGTAATTATACTGTTGGAAGTTACAACTCGATGGATATATATGATAAATATAGTCAAAATGATGAGATCGAACAGGAAGCAGATCTTATTGTAGATTTTTCGCAATCAAATCCATTTGGTAAATTCTAATGCTAGGAACTTATTTTTATCACGAAATTATTAAAAGAACTATAGTTGCTTTTGGCACTTTGTTTAATGAAATTTATATTTCACATAAAGATGAAAGTAATAACAGCATTAGTCAAATTAAAGTTCCTTTAGGATATGGTCCGACTCAAAAGTTTTTAGCAAGAATTCAACAACAACCAAATCTAAACAAACCAATTCAGATTATTTTACCCAGAATGTCTTTTGAAATGAATTCAATTCAATATGATCCGAGTAGAAAAGCAAACATAACTCAGTCATTCAAAGCATCTGATGGAGAAAACTTGAAAAAGGTTTATTTACCTGTTCCATATAATATTGGGTTTGAGCTCAATATACTATCAAAGTTAAATGAAGATGCTTTGCAAATAGTAGAGCAAATTTTGCCATTCTTCCAACCATCTTTCAATTTATCCATTGATTTATTGGACTCCATAGGTGAAAAAAGAGATGTTCCAATAACATTAAATAATATCTCATTTCAAGATGATTATGAGGGAGATTTTTCAACAAGAAGAGCATTAATTTACACATTACAATTTACCGCAAAAACATATCTCTTTGGTCCCGTTGCAGAGACGACTGAGGGTCTTATTCGTAAGGTACAGGTTGATCTTTATACAAACACTGATACAGTAAATGCTAAACGTGAAATGAGATACACTGTTGTTCCGGATCCTATTGATGCAAATCCTGGAGATGATTTTGGATTTAATGAGGAGTGGACTTCGTTTGATGACTCCAAAACATATAGTCCAACTCAACAAACAGATATTTAATTTTTATAAATTATGACTGAAGATAATGATACTAAATTGGTTAAAAATGCTGATATTGTTGAAGTAGATGTTCCTATCTCACCAATAAAGGTTGAGAGTGTTTCGGAAGGAGACATTAAAAAAGACTATGAATATACAAGAGCAAACTTATACTCATTAATTGAAAAAGGACAAGAAGCAATTAATGGAATTATGGAACTTGCGGGTGAAGGAGGGAGCCCAAGAGCATATGAAGTTGCTGGACAATTGATTAAAAATGTGGGAGATGTTACTGATAAACTAATCGATCTTCAAAAGAAATTAAAAGATGTTGAAGAGGAAACAACAAAAACAACTAATAATGTCACAAATAATGCAGTTTTTGTTGGATCAACTTCAGAGTTATCAAAACTTCTCAAACAAGGTTTTCTAAATAATAAGGAATAATACTTTCGTTAAAGTGCATAGAATAAAATCCCATAAAACTGTTGAACAGATTGCAAAGAAACATCGCCTTGAAGTTTCTTTTGTAAAAAATCAACTTGAAATGGGAATTCCTATTGAGCACGAGCACACTAAAGATAAAGATCTTGCCGCTGACATTGCTCTTCAACACTTGGACGAAATTCCAGATTATTATACTCGCTTAAAGAAAATGGAAGCGGATGCCAAAAAGCATCACAAAAAATTTAAGGATATAAAAGAAGAAGGTCTTCGTGCTTGGTTTGGTAAATCCAAATCAAAGGATGGAAAACCTGGTTGGGTAAATGTGGTAACTGGTGGAACATGTGCCAGCGATGAACCTGGTGAGGGAGTTCCTAAGTGTGTTTCTTCGGAAAAAAGAGCAAGTATGACTAAGACTGAAAGATTATCTGCGGCGAGAAGGAAGAAAGCAGCAGATCCTGGCCAGCAGCAAAAAACTGGTGCCACAAAACCAACATACGTGCCTACCGATAAACCAAAGAAAAACATGAAAGAAGAATTAGATTTGCAAGAGGTAAAAGATAGACCTGGAAAAGGTAGTGGTAAAAAAGATGCTTGTTACCGTAAAGTAAAGGCTAGGTATGATGTTTGGCCAAGTGCATACGCTTCTGGAGCACTAGTTAAGTGTCGCCAAAAAGGTGCTGCAAATTGGGGAACAAAGACTGAAAGTGTAAGTGCTCTTAATTATGATTGGGATACTCCAATTCGCGAAAGGGCAGATAGATTTTGTCCAAAGTGCAATAAACTTGAAAAAAGAAATGAATGTAGATATGGAGAAAGATACTGGGATATGTTTTCTTTACCGGCAGAGATAATTAGTTCTAAAAAAGATTTTAATATAACAATGCCACATCCAGGAAATTTTCCAGAGTCTTATGATCACGAGCATTCAATGGCCCGCTCAGAAATTTCCACAATTATCTCTGCGGCGAAAAGATTAAAGAAAAAACTGAAGGGTGAAGGAAATATTGAAGCTTGGGTTCAATCAAAAATTACAAAGGCAGCAGATTATCTAGACAGTGCAGCAGACTATGTAGATAGTGGTGAAATGAAGACTGAAAATGTATCTATTGAAGATGTTGATGGAAATAATTATGTAGATTTTATTGATATTATCAAACCAGAACCATTAAAACCAAGCAAAGGAATTGGCAGTACACTTATTGGCGAAAAGTGTTGGGATGGATATGAGCAACAAGGAATGAAAAAGAAAGGTAAAAAGTTAGTTCCAAATTGCGTTAAAAATGAAGAATATTCTAACTGGAGAGATGAATTAATTATCTCGGAAAAGTGGGAAGATAAATTAAAAAATATGACTCCAGATCAAATTGAAAATCTTAAAAAATCAAATCCTGGCGCTGCAGAAAAAATTGATGCAATGAGAAAAAAAGCAACATCAGCAACACCAAAACCAGTAGGTTCTGGATCTCAATTGCCTAATGTACCTAAATCACCAGCAACATGGAACAAAGGACAAAATCTTAGAGATCCTAGAGCACAAGCAGTTTATGATCGCATGTCTGCAGCTCGTAGACAAGGATCGCAAAATGTAGCAGCAGCACAAGCAAAAAGAGCAGCAAAAATTGCAACAAAACCATCATTTTTAAAAACATTATCAAAAGTAAAGAACCCTAAAGTTGCAGTTCCACTAGCAATTGCGGGTGGTATTTATGGTTTATTGACTGGTCCTAAGAAGCAACAAAAAGAACAATATTCTAACTGGAGAGAAGAACTTACAGAAGATTGGCAAAAAGTCAATCGTCAAGATAAAACTGATGGTTTGAGTCAAGCAGCAGTTGATGCTTATCGTCGCGAAAATCCAGATTCAAAACTTCAAACTGCAGTAACTGAAAAGAATCCAAGTGGTAAAAGAGCAAAGCGTCGTGCTAATTATTGCAGACGTTCTAAAGGACAGCAAGATATGCACAATATAGACTGCTCAAAAACACCAGATAAACCTATTTGTAAAGCAAGAAGAAGATGGAAGTGTTAATTCATACCTTTTTCATTACATAAATAATTATAGAGTAATGAAAAAGGTATGAATACTAAAATTTGCACTAGATGTAAAGAAGAAAAGTCTAGAGATACTGTAAATTTTCCCCCACATAATAAATGTAAAGATGGTTTGGATAGTTGGTGTAGAAAATGTAGGGCAACTTATAGGGCAGAAATATGCAGAGGAAAATTTAGAGGACAACTTTCTGATAATGAAGTTAAAGAATTAAAAAAACAAGAAAAATGTGATATTTGTGGTGGTAATGAATTTGCAGGGTCTAGGAATAATAAACATTTAGGAAAAATTTATGCACTAGTTATGGACCACAATCACGAAAGTGGAAAATTTAGAGGTATGTTATGTAATCATTGTAATAGAGGATTAGGAAATTTTAAGGATAATATAAATACTTTACAGGCAGCAATAGAGTATTTAAGAGAAAGAGATAAGTAATGAAATCATTCAAAGACTTTTTAACAGAAAGCATCAATATTGCAGGAGATTTCAATGGAAATCTCTATATCAATAGTTCTGAATCACAATCAGAACCAGTTGGAGAATCTTTTTTAGCTGATGTAGTTTGGCAAGGAAAATTATATCGTATGGAAGTTGAAGGCAAAATGATGAATAAAAATGAGCTTGCTGAGCAACTCCAAGATGAATATCCAGGAGCGATTGTTCATAACATTTATCCACAAACAACAAGTTCTTTAAAAATTAAGAGTTCGCAGAGATATCAACCAGAAAGATTAACTTGGACTGATTAATTATGGCACAATGGAATAGAAATACACAGGATTATCTAAACCAGGAAAGGACACTTTTTGAGGTTTATGCTCGTGCTGATCAGTACGGAACAATATTAAATGAAGGTGCAACTTTTAGAAGTGCTTTTGGTGAACAAATTAGTATTCCAGTAACTCCTGTTCTCCAATTAGATGGATTATATGGATTAAACTCAAACAAGTTTGAGACCTATACTTTTGGAACAGGTATTACAACATCAAACACTTTGATGACTGTAAAATCAGGAACTGGTGCTTATGGATATGGAGTCATTCGTTCTAAGAGAGTTGTAAGGTATCGTCCAGGTCAAGGTGCTCTTGCAAGATTTACTGCACAGTTTGATGAAGGTAGAACTGGTTATACTCAAAGAGCAGGATTCTTCACTCAAGAACAATCTCTAACAGTTGGGTTTAATACTAATGGTCAATTTGGAGTTCTTCGTGAGAATGGTGGAAAAGCACATATTCATAGATTTACTATTACAAATGCTGCAACTGGAAATGAAACAATTACAGTAAGACTTGCTGGAACTGCTACAACAATTACAATTCCATCAGGTACAACCACACAAAATGCAACTTCAATAGGAACAAGTTCTTTTAGTGGTTGGAATGTTGATTATGAGGATAGTAAAATTCTATTTTTATCTAATAGTTTAGGACCAAAGACAGGAACATTTTCAATTACAAGTTCTGGAACTCTTGTAGCAACAGCAGCAACCGCACAATCTGGTGTTACTCAAACAGAACATTGGACTTATCAAAATGATTGGAATATTGATAACTTAACTGGTGTGGGTGGAACTACGAACCCATCTGGCGTTACACTCAATCCACAAAAATTAAATGTATATCAGATTAATTATAGATGGTTGGGTGCAGGTGAAATGCGTTATGCGATAGAAAATCCTCTGAATGGAGATATGATTTTCTTCCATCACGAACATTATAGTAATAGAAACACTGATGTTCACTTGGATAACCCATCACTGAAGATTGGATATGTTGCTGCAGAGTTAAGTGGAAATACTGGAACTGGTGTGACGGTTTCTGGTGCATCAATGTTAGGTGCCATTGAAGGACTAATTAATCCAACAAATTATCCAATCGCAGCATATAGTTCTAGAACTGATAATATAACTGCAAACACAATAACACATGTATTGTCAGTCAAAGCAAATTTAATATCCAATAATAAAATTAATACAAGAGAACTTATTATCAATAAGATTGCAATAGGTGCAGTCGCCGCTGCATCTGCTCCTTGTTTGGTTTATCTTTACTTAAATCCAACAACAACATCCAAGTTGAATTTCACTCCTTTATCAGATGCATCATCATATTCAACAACTGATGCAGTGGTTTCTGGAACACCGATTGCAGTTTTTTCAGTTGCAACAGGTTCTCCACAAACTATAGATGTAACTGATTTAAGAATTGTAATTCCACCAAAGACTATATTAACAATGGCAATTTCTTCCTCAAACAATTTATCAAGAGTTGATTCTGGAATTACATTTATAGAAGATTAAGGAGTTTTATTATGTCTGACAACATTTACTTAGGTAATCCTAATCTAAAAAAAGCAAATACACAGATTGAATTTACAGAAGAACAAATTATTGAGTTCTTAAAGTGTAAGGAAGATCCCGTATATTTTGCTAGAAATTATGTCAAGATTGTATCTCTTGATCACGGTCTAGTTCCTTTTGAGATGTATCCATTTCAAGAGAAACTGATTGAAAATTTCCATAAGAACAGATTTAATATTTGTAAGATGCCCCGTCAGACGGGTAAATCAACAACTTGTGTTTCATATTTGTTACATTATGCTGTTTTCAATGACAATGTTAATATAGCTATTCTAGCCAACAAAGCATCTACTGCTAGAGATCTTCTGGGAAGATTACAACTTGCTTATGAAAACTTGCCGAAGTGGATGCAGCAGGGT